CTCGGTGTGAGAGGTAATAACGCCCCTCCTTTGGTTATCTTCTCGCAGTTTACACAGGTCTTTCCGCAAATGACACAGATTTCTTCTGGTAGATAGTGAAACGGTACCTCGATGAACCAACTCTTGAACGCCCACAAGTCGGTCTCCTCTATAAGGTAGCAATTATCTTTCTCATCTAACACAGTGTAACGGTGGCCAGGTGTGTAGTTGCTGGTGTGTTTCTGGGCGATCACTTTCATAACATTATCTCTCCTTGTAAGACACAGATGTTAGCTCTCTCGTGAGCGGTAAGTAGATGGTACGAAGGCCGTTGCGTGACATCGCATAGTAAGTACATATAGGTGGCCAGGTCCGATCTGTTAGTGGTGGACATCTCTGAATAGGACAGGCAATTGTGTAGATGGATTCGCATTTCCTCGTTCTTCACCGCGTTGATTCGTTGTCTAAGCATTGGTTATCTCCTGTTGATAGACCTACTATCTCACAATTTTAGAGAGATTTGCCACAGGTTTCCGACGAACGGTAGGTGTATTTTGCAGGCACAAACATGTGACTGATCCCGCAAGCCCAGTCATATTAGGGAAATAATGACCTTACACTTCATGATGCCTTTGACAGCGTGTCCAAAAACACACCATGGCGAGGAGAACACCAGGTAAGAATCCAGCAAGAGCTTATAAAATCGCGCAAGAAAAAGTTAAAGTGATTTCTTACGGGATTCTTGTAACTCTATGAAACATTATAATTAAAACACTAATAAATCCAGCAATCCAGCAAGAATAAGATATATGTATTACTTATGCCATGTGCAATATAGTTTAGTTCTAGGGAAACTATGGTCTAAGTATTTTGCTTGCGTGCAGCTGGATTTCTCACTTGTTAACATCCCTTGACATCAACCGGTGAAGGGGGCAGTATCGCGAACATGGACATACAGACACAAATAACGGAGTACTTAGCGAATGGCGGAACGATTACAGTCTGCAAAGCTGCTCCCACTCCCACTAGAAGAAACTTCGGACACGAACATGACAACAGAGAATTTGTCGGCCACGGTATCGGCGACGACTGGGATGGGGACAGCGGTAGCTGCTGGCATAGGACTGGGGGACTTCGTAATGGTCACCGGTCTCATCTTCACGATAGCGACTTTCGTCGTTAGTCTCGTTTTTCACATCCGGCGTGACCGTCGGGAAACGAAACGAGTAGAGAGAGAGATACTCTCGATTCGACAATCAGATTTGAGGAAACGGAACGGACATGTTTAAAAAACTCACAGAAGAATCCAAAAGTCAACCCGAATATAGAACTTTTGTATATTTCCAAAACTTCGACGGTGTGATGGAAAGTATGATCGTTTCTGCCGCTCGGGCAGAGGAACTATTCGAAGAAGGTTGGCGAACCAGCCCCGCAGCATTCCTCGGTGAACACAAGGCAACGGACGTCGCGATCGTCGATGACTTCAACCAAGTAATGCAAACGATAATTAACATTGACAAGATCGAAGATTTAGATGTGCTAAAAGATTTAGCCACGCGCTTCTTCAAAATGGATGTGAATAGCCGTGCATCTGTCAAGTCTTTACGTAAGCAGCTACTCAAGAAAGCCAAAGCAGAGGGAATGGTGTGACTGGACATAAGCGTGGTGATGGAGATCTCGAATACCGTAAGGTGGATTTTTCCAAAGAGAGGAAGAATAATTGGGGCACTCCCGTGAGAAAGTCTAAGTACGACGCGGAGACACACTGTCCACGAGCAATCGAGCTGATGACCACGGGACTCAATGAGTCCTCTTGTGCAGCAGATTTCGGCATATCCAGAAGCACTTTCCTAGATTGGAAAGAAGCGCACCCAGAGTTCAAGGAAGCAGTGGCCGTTGGCAGGGCGGCACGAGAGGCCCACTACGACAACACCGGCGTCCAAGCAATGAACGGTGATCTGAAAGACTTCAACGCTGTTGTGTGGAAGACAGTAAGCTCAGGCTTCGGAATACGTGAGGCATTCGAGATGAACAGCAAGATTAAGATTGATTTCGTAGAAGGCAACGCCGAGCTAGACCTAGAAGATGATGAACCAGAAGACTGAAACTATTCAGATGTTGCAAGCGTTCGACCCTTTGTTTCGCCCTAAGCGTCTCAAGATATATTTCGGTGGACGAGCCGCAGCTAAGTCCTATCACATAGCCCTTGCATTGCTGATACGTGGCACTACTGAGAGAATCAGAGTGCTGTGTACCCGTGAGCTACAAGCATCCATCGAAGACAGCGTCATCAAGTTATTGGGAGATCTCAACGAGAAGCACGGGTTCGGGTACGAGACACAGAAAACCCGCCTCGTTCACCACATATCTGGTACGGAGTTTAGATTCTCAGGACTCAAGGCCAATGTCACTAAGATCAAATCATTCGAGGGCATCGATGTAGTGTGGATCGAGGAAGCAGAGAACATCACCGAACAATCATGGGATAAGCTACGGCCCACTGTTCGAAAAGAGGGCAGCGAGATCTGGGTATCGTTCAACCCCGCAGACGAGAGTGACTATGTGTATCGCACCCTGGTAGCTCCATACGCTAAGAAGATCGAGGAGAAAGGCTACTTCAATTCCTCTAAACGATTCATTCGTAAGATAAACTACGACGAGAACATCTTTCTGTCCCAGACCATGAAGGATGAGATAGCGGAGATGAAGCGGGACGACTATGACAAGTATCTGCACGTCTACGAGGGATATCCAACGGCAGATTACGAAGACTCAATGATCCAACCTGCGTGGTTTGACGCCGCTATTGGGGCGTTCAGTGTGCTGAAGGTCAACCCTGGTAACGGAATGCCTATCTACGGATATGACCCCGCCGATGGGGGCAAGGATCTACATGCGTGGGTGATGAGACGTGGCAGCAAGGTCTACCGGATAGAGCAGCGATCTGGCACGATCGAAGAAGGGGTACGAGCTGTGTACCAAGATGCTATGGACCACAATGCCCGGCACTTGATATTCGATGAGATAGGGGTCGGGTCGGGGGCACGAGTCATGCTCAACTCTTTGGATGATAGCGGACACATTCAGTACCAAGGATTCAAGTCAAGTCGGAAGCCCACAGGCGGCAAGAACGACAGCGACTTGCTACACGTTGACGTATTCAAGAACATGAAAGCTGAGATCTATTGGAATCTGAGAGAGAGATTCAGGAAAACGTACCACGCGGTGAAGAACAATGAGTACTGTGACCCACAATTCTTGATACATTTGGATAAAAACATAGAAAATCTTGCTAATTTGCGAAAAGAGTTGTGTAAAATTAGGAGCTTTCGTGATACGAGTGGTAGAATACAGATCGAATCGAAAGAACAACTAGCAAAAAGAGGGATACCAAGCCCCAACCTAAGTGATGCATTAGCGATGGCGTTCGCTCCGTTGAAGGAGATAACCCGAGAAGCTGAGCCACTACAATTCAACACACAATGGTAGAGATTATGTCAGAAGAAGAAGTCACACCGGTAGAAGAGATCGTTGAAGAGGCAGCCGTTGAAGAAGCCGCCCCAGCAACAGTAAGCCAAGAAGATTATAACAAACTGTATTTCCAAATGAAGCAAGGCGAACGTGACCTTGAAGCAGCAAAGGCCGCACCAGTCACTGAGACGCCAGCGGATGTTACCGAGAACACTGAGATTAGGCTTGAGGACTTTGATTACGACGAGACTAAGTTCAATGCTGCATTGATCAGTAAGCAAGTAGGCGAGCAAGTAGCCGCCGCACTAGAGCAACAAGCGACGGTCACCAAACAAGCAGCAGCGCAGAAGACGGAAGCCGATAGCCTAGCAGGATTCAACTCTGCTGCTAGTGAATACGCAGCTACTAACCCTGGTTACGTCGAAGCAATCAACAACGCGCCCGGGGTGCAATACACGAAAGAGATTCAACAAGCGATCCTGCAAAGTCCACAAGGGCCAGCACTGGATCATCACTTGTTAAGCAACCCACAAGTACTTAGCGAGCTGTCAGCAATGGCACCGAGCCAAGCACTTATGAAGTTAGGACAAATACAAGGTGGGCTGTCAACAGCTGCACCTGTGAAAGTATCAAGTGCACCTGAACCCATTGGTGCTACCGAAGGAGGAATTTCACGTCCCTCTAGCGACCCACGGTACGATGAGAACATGAGCATGGACGAGTATTATGCCGCACACCAAGCTAATTTAAAGAAGTAACGGGCATACAAAACCCAAGACCACTGCACTATAAACCTTAATTAAATCTGGGAGGCTACAATGCCTAACGCACTACTTAACCCTGCTATCATCACTAAACGTGCAATGGTGGAATTCAAAAACGCAATGGTCCTGCTTGAAAAGGTTGACCGTCAACTAGACAAAGAGTTCGGTCGTAAGATCGGCAATAGCATTTCTGTACGTAAAAGAGTTCGTTACATTGCTCACAATGCAGCTGACATCACTTCAAACATCAATGACACCGTTGAAGGCAAGGTTGCTATGACTCTTGACCAGCGACGAGTTGTGCCATTTGAATTTGATTCTGTCGAGCTTTCTCTCGATATCGAAGAGTTTTCCACGCGGTACATCCGTCCTGCTATGATTGAGCTAGCTCAACAGGTTGAGTCTTCAATTGCCGATACCTACAAAGAGATCTGGAACTTCACCGGAACTCCTGGAACTAACCCTTCTACTTTCCTACAGATCGGCGAAGCTAGCGCAATCCTTGATGAGAATGCTGTTCCTATGGGAATGGGCGATCGTTGTGCATTTTATACTCCTGCTGCTTCTTTAACGTTGGCTGATGGCCTGAAAGGTGTTTTCCCTTCAGCAATCGCTACTAAAGCCATTGAATACGCATTAGTTAATAACTATGCAGGATTCGCAGTATACAAGTGTCAGTCGCTTAAGAATCACGTTGTTGGCGCACATGGTGGAACTCCTCTTGTCAATGGTGCTGCTCAAAATGTCACTTACTCAACTGCTAAAGATGGCTACACTCAGTCGCTTATCACTGATGGCTGGACTAACAGCATTGCTGGAATATTGCTTGAAGGCGACACTTTCACTATTGCTGGCGTTAACTCTGTCAATCCTCGTACTCGTCAAGATACTGGACGCTTGCAGAGTTTTGTTGTTCGTGCAGATGCTACTTCTGGCGCTTCTACTGGTCCTGCTACTTTGACTATTGCTCCTGCAATCATAGTCTCCGGCGCTAACCAAACTGTTACTGCTGCTCCTGCCGATAACGCAGCGATCACTGTTACTTCTGGAACTGCTAGCGCTACTTACAGTCAGAATATAGCGTTCACCAAAGATGCGATCACTTGTGCGTTCGGTCAGCTTGGTAAGCCTGTTGGCAACGTTGAGTACTCTCATCAGAAGATGGACGGTGTTAGCATCCGTTTAGTTGGCGACTACGATGTTCTTACCGACGTTAGCACTTGGAGATTCGACGTACTTTATGGTGTGTTGGCTCAGAATCCTGGTATGGCTATACGCCACGTTGGAGCATAGATAATCTACCTTTTCCGGCCACAATCTAGTGGCCGGGCTTTTTGATTAGGAGACACGATGGCGTACGATAATCCACACAAGAAAAATTGCGACGAACTACATAAAGAGATTGTCACTAAGTATGATGACTCGTTTAGTATCGAACGCGACCAAAGAGACCTAGCCATTGAAGATCTTCAGTTTGCCCACGTAGCAGGATCAATGTGGGAAGACAACAACGCACAAGAATCAGATAGACCACGGTTTGAAGTTAACCGAGTATTCCACCCAATTAATCAAATCATTGGTGAACAGCGGCAGAATCGCATATCGATGAAAGTAAGAGCAGAAACTGATAAAGACAAAGACGTAGCCGATGTGCTCGACGGCATGATACGCACAATAGAAAACGATTCCTCTTTCAAGTCAATCAAAGATACATCATTCAAAGAAATGGTAACCGGCGGCATGGGCGCATGGGGCGTCATCACCGAGTACAAAGAAGGCACCTTTGACCAAGCCATTAAGATCAAAGAGATACCCTCCGCAGTTAGCTCAGTGTTCTACGACCCATCTGCAACAGACTCCTTGAAGCGAGACGCTAACTGGTTCATCACTACCCAAGATCTTGACCGGAAACACTTCGAGAAGCTCTACCCAGAGGCAACGGTATCTGGATTACCTGAGTACAACCTTGGGTCACTATTGGCCTGGCAATCACGAGACACCGTGCGGATCGGCGAGTACTGGGTTAAAGAACCTGTTACTCGTGAGTTGATACTTATGTCTGATGGACAAGTGCTTGAGGGAAATGATGAAGTTGAGTCTGTGCTAGATGAATTGGCTATAAAAGGCATCAACGAAGTCAAACGCAGGAAAGAGAAAACACACAAAGTAGTAATGTACAAGTTCACAGCTACCGAGATCCTAGAAGGACCGCTACCTTGGGCTGGTAAATACATACCGATCATCCCTTTCTACGGCTACGCAATTAACATTGGCGGACAACAGATCTACCAAGGGATTGTGCGTAACGCTAAGGATTCCAGCCGGATATATAACTATGCCACCTCTCAAGCAATTGAGACCAGCGCACTCACCCCCAAAGATCCGTACTGGGTTACTCCTACTCAGATCAAAGGGCACGAGCGGCAGTTAGCCAATTTCACCACTAACAATAGCCCGTTCCTATTATTTAACCCTGATTCTGAGGCACCTGGTGCCCCACAACGAACCGGCGCACCAGCGGTACAAGGCGCATTGATCCAACAGATCCAACAAGCGGACATCGACATCCAGAACACAACCGGTATGTACAATCCGTCCCTCGGTATGGATGAGACAGACAAGAGTGGAGTAGCAATACTCGCTATACAGGACAAAGGCAATCTGTCAACGTTTGAGCTAAACGATTCTTTGGTAAAAGCAGTAGAACACACCGGCAGAATATTGATTGATCTTATACCAAAGATATATGACACAGAGCGAGATTTCAGCCTGTTAGCAGAAGACGGGCAGACCGCTACTGCAACTATCAACCAAGAAGTGATGGACCAACAGACTGGTGAAATGGTTGTACTAAACGACTTGAGTAAAGGTGACTTTGATGTTATAAGCACAAGCGGCCCTTCCTTTGCTACCAAGAGAAGTGAGGGATTGAACTTATTGACTCGTCTGGCCGAGAATCCCCAGTTCAGCCAGATATCAGCGGACCTGATCGCTAAGTCGATCGATTTTGATTTCAGCGAAGAGTTGACCGAGCGACTGCGTAAACAGATGTTAGAGGCAGGACTAGTCGAGCCTACTGAAGAAGAAATGGAGAAACAACCAGAACCACAACCTCCTAGTCCATCTGAGTTATTAGAATTCGAAAACCAGAAACTGATTGTGGAGCAACAGGCCGCGCTGGTGGATCAATTGGAGCTACAAAACGAGAAGATCAAAGCAGACATAGCGCACAAGATGTCTGAGACACAAACTAAGTTATTGGGCCTAACAGAGACTGAGGTAGATATCAATGGTAAACTGTTAGACCAGGAAGCAAAAGAGCTGTTACCAGTTAACACAAACATAGGTACACGTCAACAAAACAGGCAAGCAATGAATGATGCCATTGACGCGAGCGGAGCACCACAGATATCTAAGCTTGACCTAGGGAGAGAACAATGAGTACCGCAGAGACGTTGATTGATGATGCGTTCAACAACTTAGAGATCAAGTCCACAGAGACAGCATTGACTGGCGAAGAGATCTCACTAGGCATTCGGTACTTAAACCGGATGCTTGTTACGTGGGCGTCTAATGGCATTGACATCGGCTTCAATAAGGTATTTGACAAGGCGACTGAGACAGAGATACCTGATTACGCAGAAGAGGCAGTTATTTACGGACTATCTGTACGTCTGGCCCCTGGCTTCGGAGTGATAGTCACCCCTGCTTTGGGCATGGCGGCGGCTGCGAGCTTAAAAGCATTGGAGCTTCGGACTATACGCCTTGAGCCAGTAGAATTCCCCAACACACTGCCTATCGGTGGGGGCAACAGAATTAATGCAGGGGCTAACACCCGTTTTTTCACAAAGAAAGCAGCCAGTGACTTATTAACCGGCACCGGCGCTCAATTAGATGACGACGAGAGCGTTGACTTAACTGTAGAATAGGGCACATTATGAGCGTAAAAGAGAGTAATCTTGTCACAGTAGGCAGTGCGGACATAACATCTAGCGATTTCGTACGAGTACTAGATGGAGATAGTAGCAGGAAACAGACATTGACTGATTTTGCCTCGTCCATCGGGCCGGAGTTGATCGAGATAGGGTTTGTATCCAATGCAAACAACGCTTTATCGGTCGCAGTACGTACTGCTGTAGCCAATTCTGCGCTACTGTTAACCGATAGGGTGGTGTTGGTGGACACCAGTGCGGCAGATGTGGCAATCAACTTACCCAGTGCACTGAGTGTATGGGATGCAACCACCAACGTGAGCCAACAGTTTACTATGAAAAAGATCACCACAGATGTGAACAAAGTAAATATTGTGCCGTCGGGAGTTGAGACCATCGATGGTAACACCGCCTATAATATTATAGGACCGTCCTTGGGGGCAGTTACCTTGGTATCGGACGGAGCTAACTGGTTTGTTGTAGGAGTATAGATTGAAAGTCCAGATAGATATATCAGGCGGTTTCTATGGGTCATCTGACCCTACTTACATTAACCTAGAGTGCATCAATTGGTACCCACAAGTACCTCTTGCGCCAGGAGCCGTGTCGCCAGGGGCATTGTTTCGCACGCCAGGTATCAGAGAGATCAAGTCACTAGGGCATCTGGAAGGTCGAGGGTTCCAAAAAGACCAGAAGAACAGTGCACTATTCCAAGTATCAGGTTCTCGTCTCATACACAACCCTTCACTGAACAACCCATCCATAGTAGGAGAGATCAGCGGCATCGGTAGAGTATCAATGGCTTTCAATGGTTTGGTGCTCTGTGTAATCGTACCTGGCGGAGACGGATATTTTTACACACTAGCAACAAACACGCTAGAAACGATCACCGACCCTATATTCGTCGCATTCCAAGCGCAACAAGGAGGGGTGACAAGTGTAGTAGAGAAATCTAATAGGTTCATATACACCACCGACGAAGAGTTTTTCCTTGGGTCAATCCTCGCTACCAATGATGGTAAAAATTTTGATGCGTTGGACTTTGAGGACTCAGAAGTTGACCCCGACGCTATCGTCAGGGCGATGGAGATTAACAACGAACTGTACATATTCAACGCGGAGACCACAGAGTTGTACCAAGAGATAGGGGGAGTAGACTTCCCGTACCAAAGAATACTCGGGGCCACCATAGACAAAGGCCTTAAGTCAAGGTTCGCGGTAATAGAATTTAGTAAAACATTTTTGTTTTTAGGGAACTCCACACAAGAAGCTCCCGCCATATGGCAGACGGCACAAGGAGCTGCTAACAAGATCAGTACGCCAGCGATAGACCAGGCCATCCAAGCCTACACAGACGACGAGCTATCTGCGGTCACGGCGTGGAGTTATTCACAAGAGGGACATTTCTTTGCAGGATTTAACTTCCCTAATGAGACGTTTGTATATGATGGCACAAGCAGCCAAGCATCTGGCCGCCATATATGGCACAAGAGGCAGACCAATGTGGGACGGTGGAGAGTAGAAGACATCGTTACCATTTTCGGTAAAGTACTAGCGAGCAACAAAACCGATGGACAAATAGGGGACGTAAGCCGCACATATACCCAAGAGTTCGGAGACCCCGTTACTCGGACACTTATATGTCCCTATCTCCTGACCAACGGTAACAGCTTCCGAGTATCGTATGCGGAGGCGTCGATCACAGCAGGCACCGGCACTGGTAACAATGACCCTGATCCCGTGGGACACGCCCCTAAAGTAGAGATGTTGGTATCCAGTGACAGCAGTAGATCGTTCAGGTCACTGGGAGAAGTCGAGATAGGACAACAAGGCCAATGGGAGAAGAGACAGGTATGGCGGAGACTGGGACGTTTCAACTATGACATGGTAATGAAGTTCGTTACGTCCTCTCCTGTTATGTCAGAATTCCAGAGGTTAGACATAGAAATAAAGGCTGATAAGTAATGGCGATAGAAAGAGTCACTATCCCGCGCAGGACAGATTTGTCTGATCTGAATGGCCCAAATAAGCTACGCTCTATAACATTCTTCGAGGGACTAGGCAATCAGGTAAACAACTTAATTGAGAAATTAGGAAACGTCACTGTGGCTCCCCTCAGCCCGTTTACGACCATAGGGTCGGGCACCATAATCTGCACAGCAGTGGCAACAATAAATCTGAATGCTAGGCCAGCAGATACCGAAACACTGCGCGTAATTCGCACCAACGGTTTAGTGACAGTAGAAGGTAACGGTAAGATTATCAACAAGACAACTAGCAGGACACTGAGCAACGATGAAACAGCGCTTACGTTCTTTTACTCTTTCGCACAAGACCAGTGGTACATAATATGAGTTTTACACCGAACTTGGCGGATTTTAATATTTTAGTCGGTCTGGGCCAATCCGCCAATCATACCCAGATAATACCAGGTGTAACTACTAACCTGGTGCTTGGTACTAACAGTAACATCTCGGCTAACTCGCAAGAAGATATTTGGGAGTTAGGATTCCAAGAGACGCCGGCGCTTGTCGCGTCCTCTGTGTATCTGTCCAGCTCATCTGCCTTGGACACAGGGGATATCATTGTCACCTATTTAGATGCTACTTACGCACAGAAACAAGTGGTCGCCACCATGACAGGGCAGACACAGGCACTAGTGGCAACTGACTTCTTCCGCTCACAGCAAGTGGTATCAATTTTACCCTCATCAAAGGACCTGCAGGGAGA